GTTGAGGTCACGAGCCAATGCAGCAAGGTACCAGAGTACATCTCCTAGCTCATCTGCAATCTCTGCTTTCTTTTCGTTTGATATTGTATTGAAACCAGTGAAGCTGACATCGTCGTCACGCAGTAGTTTCTTAATTTTACCGAGCACCTCACCTGACTCATTAGCCAAACCAAGACTGCTATATATAACTTTGTGCTTATAGATCATAGTTTCAGCAGCGTCTGCTTGGTATTCGTTCATGGTATAATGATGTAAACCTGTAGAGTTTATTCTGGCTGTATTCATAGCTGTAGTTCTCCCTGGTGCTGCTCTTGCACTCTTGCTTTTCCTAATTTTGTGATGACATAGACGCGCTGGGGCCGCCCAGATAAACCGCGCCTTTTACCTATGACTTCAATGTGACCTTTGTTGATCAACTCTCGGAAGTGATTGGTTACGCTGCCGTAAGGCATAGTCTTCAATGATTTTTGGATTTGGTCACTTATGCATCCGGTAGATCCGTAAGCGGCAATTGTTGATAAGACCAATCTAGTGTTCTTATCGGCGTCAGTGTTTGCATAAGCGTATGCAGAAGTCGCAGCTATGCCACGACCAGCAGGGATTATCGTTCCCATTGTAGTCTCCTTTATTGTGTGTTTTCGATTTGTTAGATGTTGTGGTGGTTGTGGTGCTTAGAACGCACTGAATGTATCGGCATCGATCAGCCGAGAAGTGGTTCTGTCATATTGAAGAGTACCGGCGTAACCACACTCTCCGGTCTTTCTGTTCTTTAAGATTACAAGTTCTCTAATGCCACTGGTTGGGTCGTCTTCATCGACCTGTAGTCCAATGCAGAAATCAGATAGCTGTGCAATTGAGTGGCTTGACCGTAGTTCAGACAATCGAACCTTGGCGCCGCCTTCGTGACCTTTCTCACTGTTTGGGCGTTTGAGGTGAGACACCATAAACAAGGTAATACCCAGCTCTTGAACAATCGTTGTGCGTAGGTGGTGTACTATGTCATCTACCAGGCGTCTTTCGTCAGTAACCTTACCTGTCAGACCACTGACCAAGAGCGATATGTGATCAAGTATAATAATGTTACAGCCCAGCGCCTTGTGCATGTATGTGATCTTGTTGCTGATGTCTTGCATGGCCGTTGAACCGAAGTGGTCTAGCAAATAGAACTTACCACCTTTACTCAATAAGTCGTCATAAGCATCTGCAATTTCATCTGGCGTAGCTGCATCAGGATCAATTGTAATGTTCTTGTTCATATGCAAACCGACCAGGCCCTGGGCAGATCTCTTTGGCGTTTCCTCTAACAGTAGTAGACCTACGTTCTCACCTTGCATCATGAAGCTGTACGCAAACTCTCGTACCAAAGTCGATTTGCCGACCCCAGATCCAGCCGCTATAGTTATCAGCGCTGGTTTCTCTACGCCTTTGCACATGGTGTTCAATCGCTCGTAAGGGAAGTGAACAGCGGACATAGCGTCTACCTGGTGTATCGCTTCACGTAGATCATCTGGCGACAGTATACCGTCTGGCCTGTAGGCCTTTGCCTGGAAGATAGCGTTGATGACTTCACCTGATGCACCTTTGACCAGGCACTCATTTGCATCTTTGTACGGCAGGGTGCCAATGAACACACGACCAACAGGCAGTGCTTCAGCTACTTCGATTGCTGCTTTCTGACCACTTTCGTCTTGGTCAAACAACAGTACAATCTCCTGGAAGTTCATCAAGTAGTCGTAATTGTCCAAGATAGACTTACGAGCTGACGAACTACCATTGGGTATGCTGCATGTTGCCCACTTGTGACCTTGGATCTGTGATATGGACATGCAATCGATCTCGCCTTCCGACAAAACGATCTTCTTGCCAGACGTCCAAAGATGACTGCCAAACAGGGTCATTTTCTTTGCTTCACCCAAGATACTAAAGTTCTTATCTTTGGTTCTCACCTTCTGCGCACATATAGCCCCAGATGCGTCCCTATACGAGGCCGCCTGGACTGCCTGGCCTTTGTGGGTGGCAACCATGTACCCAAACTTGCGACACGTCTCAGCGGTCAGCTTACGTGCTCTCAGGTCAACGTATTCACCAGAGAGTAGGTTGCTGTGGTGGTTGTGGATGTGTTGCTTTTGTAAGGTAACAGATGTGCCACTTTCATCACCAGATGAATATGCCTGGCAACCAAAACAGTAGGTATGTCCATCAGAGAACAGTGCTGCGTTGTCACGGCTTCCACATGCATCACATGGTAGTCTTTGAACAAAGTCACTGTCTTCGTGTTTCTGTTGTGATTCAATGTTAAATATAGTCATGATTACGTGTGTCTCCCTAAAACTAAAAAGGCCGCGCAACCAATATGTTAAGCTGCGCGACCCAAGCCACTAGAGTAATGCGGATAGGCTCTCATCTATCCACTCTTGTGGTATTTCTTTGTTAGCAAGTGTAAAGCCCTGCTTCTCAGCAAACATCTTGTATGTCGTTGGGCTTCCTTTGTAGATCTTAGTGTTCCAGTTCTGAAACACATACCGTAGATCCATATCGGGGTGTTGCTTGTACAATAGACACGCTTTGGATCTATCGGAAACACCCCAGAACCCTTTGGTTTCGACATAGTAAAAGCCACCAGGTTTCGGTAGTTTAAAATCTGGTGTGTACTTTGCATTACGTGATGGCCAGACAAACTCGATCTTATCAGTCTCAAAAAGCAGAGGCAGTCCAGCGTCTGTGATCTGCTTGCTAGTTGCCTCTTCAAACCCAGATCTGTAACCGTGCTGTATGGCCCGACGACGAGTAGCTGAGTATCTTGCTTTATTAGAAGTCATAGTCGATTGTGTTATCGGTATCTTCAGCAGCATCTAATGAGGCGTGACCATTAATCGTCACTTCATCAGCTGGTGCAACAAAGCCACCTTCAACAGGTGCAAACGCCATGCCACCACCGTCACCACCAGACACCGGCTCGATGACCTGGACGCTGTTTAGGCTCAGTGATAAGCCTTTGGAGCCGTTGCGTTCGTAACAGACGGCCACACCACCTAATTTTAGCACTGAGCCGCCATACAGCTTTGGTAGCTTCTCATGTGGTATGTACTGGCCGGTACTGTCGCAGCACTTAGGCTCAAACTTACTCTTTAGTTTAAATATGACCTCGCCGGTTTCTTCATCAGTCAAGATAGGCACTGATACCTTTGCTTTGGTTCCAAACTCTTCTTCACGCAGCTTTTTAATGCTGTCCAATAGTGGCTTGGCCTCTTTTGGGTCACATATTAACATACAGCTATAGACACCTTCCGCTGAATAAGCTGTGTCTCTTTCGTTTAACCAGGCATACTTTGCTCGGCCAATCGGTGTGTGAAATTCAATCTTTGCTTTTGCCATCTTCGTTATTCTCCTTGTTTGTTATATTTTGGTATTCTAAAACGGAAACACCCCAGAACTTGGCTAGTTCCAGGGTGCTTTGAGGGATTTGTTCACCACGTTGTCTGTGGTATTCTAGTAACCCCAAGACCTTTTCTCTTGGGTGCAATCTATGGCTCCTTTTTTGTAATCTCTATAGGGTGGACAGAAGGTCGTTAACTGAAGCAATACTCACTTTCCAAGACACCATTTAGATCTAGGTTACCTTTTTTAGGGATTGCCGGCAGTTTCTGCTCTGGGTTTGCCAGGCGCTGTCTGATGTGCTTCTCAAACTCTGCGTACAAGCATTTGTCTTTAAAAGTAGCAACAAACGAATGGCGTATGCAGTGGTACATAGTCCAAGTATCCTGGACTGTTGTAGCAAATGAATCATGTATCATAAAATAATCCGTAATGTCATTATCCAGACACAAGAGAACTGTGCTCTGCATGAGACTTGCGTCAAGTGAGTGTACATAGTTAGCCGCCACAGCTGCCCTCATTTTACGCTTGTCTATCTGGTAAGGGTTTGGCTCTCTAGTGGTCACTTGCTTGCGTACAAGTGCTTTTACTTTGCGATCCCACAAGTAGACTTTAGTCTTCTTCTTTGTCCACTTAGTGTACGACATGACTACAGGAAACCCAGACGGTGTTTGCCAACGTACAGACTTACCTTCACTAGAGACGGCATCTGTCATCCCTTGTAGGAACTCCATACCTACAGCCACTGACTTTGTGACGTTCTGTACAGAGTTGTAGTTGATCTCAGCTAGATACCTTGCGTTGGTGGTCTGCTGTCTCCTAGTGCCAAAGTGGTGCTTCATAAGTTCACCTGGATTAGCAATGTTGTGCTTTGCTACAGAGCGGCGCATAGGTATCATGATCTGAGTTACTAGCTGATCAGTGAACCCTGCTACAACACTGGAGTAACCGTAGGTCATTGTATTAGTTTTGACCTGTTTACGACCAACACCAAAGTCTAACCAAAGACCAGCTGTCATACAGCCTTCTTTGCGCCTCTGATTGAGAACACTGACTGTCTGCTTTGCAACATCAGAATAAACGTCCTGGCAATCAGGCATAGGTATTAGGTTTGTTTTCCTTCCGTCCTCAGTGTCCAGAGATAGAGCTGAGTAGATCTGGGTGCCTGAGTTCGTCGCATCCATCCCGACAGGAAGGTAAGCTACCCAATCATCACCTTGATCAATCATGTCAGCATAGGCCTGACAAGCAGCCAGATATTGGAACGGTTTGTCTGCGGCAGACCAGTGATCAAATGTACCTTTGTAATCTTTTGCAACTTCCATAATCATGAGGTGGTTGTCAGACACCCATTGCATACGGTCTTCCAGGCACTTCTTGTCAATGCCGTCAAATGCTCCAGTGTTTGCCACAGCAACCATGACCCATCCACGATTTTCTGCGGTGACCTTCTTGCCGTTGGCCATGAGAAACAACGCT